AAGCGTCATCCCGATTGTAAATGTGATGGGTCCGAGCAAGGCCGTAGTTACCGACCCCGGACCTGTCTCTCCCGCACCGAGGGTAATTGTTATTGCCGCTCCACTATTGATTGTTAGATGTCTGATTTTGATACTGAGCCCCGTTGCGGGAGCCCCGATTATTTCCTCACATCCACTAGCATCTGCACTTACGGCATTCTTTATGAATCCATATTTTGATTGTGGACTTGTTACTGTTATCGCCATATTTTACCTCTTTTCATAAAGCCGGAGGCCGTTCAGTAGCACCTCCGGCATAAGCATTGTCCTATGCTGTTCGTGCTTCCATGACCACTACCGGACTCAAAGTATCACCATGTATCGGTGTAACGGCTTTATTAAGGGTGCACATGCCGTCAAACCGTACGAGGATACGGAATGACCGTTCTCTCTGTGTCCACCGGGGAGCGTCGCTTACATCGATTGCAACTTCCGAACGCAATCCCAGAGCATAAAAATTCGGGTCAAAGAACATCACGTCACCGGCTGCACCCAAGATAGGCATGTGAGGAGAGAAGAAAACAGGTCTCCCGAAAATGGTGAATTTCCCATTGGACTCGTTCAGTAAAGGAACGAAGACACCACCAGTCCCGACATCGATAGTGATTTCTAAAAGCTCCGGTATGCTTGTTGAATTGCAGGTCCAGACCGCCTGAGCCGGGTTCAACTGCCTTGCAAACATCTTCTTAAAATTCTGATAAACCAAGGAAACATGCTGCCCTTCCTCACCACTGACCGAGACCGCACAAGGTGAATTGAGTGCACCAAGAGGCTCAGATGCGCCCGCACCTCCGATCAGATATCTATCGAATCCGAATCCAATAGATTTAATTAAAGCTGTCTGGAGGTTTTGTGCAAAGTTCTTGCCGTCCTGAATAAGTTCAAGAGAGGCATTGCAATAAATCGCACCTGTCTTTGCCTTCAACTCGATCTGTCTGAGTTTTGCTGTTTGTGGTGTGCCGTCGCTACCCTCTGCGAGGAATTCCATGCTGAATCCGCCATGCGTGAGACCGGCGCTCATGTCGGCCCCGTCCCATCCAGGGATTAGTAACGAGGATTCTGTCATCGGGTATGTCTTAACTAGCTGCCTCATAATCTCGGCAGGTAGAGCTGCGTCGAGCCATTCACTAGCAAACTGTGTAGGGACTGCAAACCCTCCCTGAGAAGGAACCGTTTCACCGAAACTTGCTTGGACTAACCGGGGGTCGAATCGGCCTGAGTGCAGGACGGTCAAAAACTCTCCGGCGTCCTTGAAGCCTCCCGTGTCAAGAGTCTGACCTTTTTTAAATCCAAACATTTCACGGTAAGACCGACCGGTAAGGGTTCGTGTTGCACGGTCTGTAAGACTGTCAAAGGAATCTCCACTGATGAGGGAGCCTTCAGGTGGAAGTGTTTCTGGTGCGGGCTCGGCAAGAAGCCCTCTCAACTCAACAATGCCACTATACAATTCTCTTTTGAGTGAGGCTTCTTTTGCAGAGAGCGGACGATTCTTAGAAGCTGCATAATTATCAATATCATTTATCTTATCGGAACACTTGCGGATATGATCTTCCACTTCTTTAACACTTTGGAAATCAGATTTATTTATCATAATGACGACTCCTTATTTTTATGTATTGGTGTTTCTTGTTATGCTGAATCCCCCTGAGAGAGCCCGGACTTCCTTTTCCAGAAAGACCGGGTGAAATCAGGCCTCCGCATGATTTCGCAACTCTCTCAAGGCATCAACCCTCGACCTCATCCATCTGTGTTTTCCACACAAATTTTTGAGGTCGGTTAATCTATGAAAGCTCACTGTCGAGCGATTATTCATCTTTGTGTTTTTTCCTCTTCCCTTCCTTTTTGTATCCATCAATGCTGCCCGACTCACTGGGCTCATCCCAAGTTGTGCACCCGTTTTGAGAACCATGTCCCCAGACGATTTAACTGTCCGATACAGAGGATTAAGCATGACGGTACCATCACCCCTACGTAGGAAGAGCCCTTCTTCCATGAGCAATTCCGAGGCCCGAATCCAAAAGGAAAATGTCTGGCAGTGACCCGCAACTAAAGATAAGTCCAATTCCGTGAAAACATTTAATCTTACTAAGAAGGGAATTAGGCGTTTCCACTCTTCAGCGGCTAGGGGATCTAGATACGAAGGACAACTATACTCCATCACTTTTCCTTCTCTGATCTTCACGACATTATTAGGCAGTGTCTTCCTTCTCATCCGTTCTCTCCTTTCAATCATCGAACACCCGAGCGGCCCACGGCTTACCGGTCCGGTGTTCCTTTTTCCACTCACTCATAACCTCATCCTTATGCTCCAGCCAAAACCTTCTCCACTTCTCTGATGCACCATATCCCCTGCCAAAAATCAGGAAAGGAATTTTACAGGATGTAGCTTCAGGAAACCGGCCATAGAACATATAATGAAGCTCCGACTCGTGAAGCTCAGTTTGCTGCCTTCTATGTACTGTTTTCCGTGGTTTTACTGGCATAATCTCACCTCAATATTTGCGCGGAGGTCTGGCTTCAGGGGCTTGTGATATATCCAGGTTCAATTCTCTGACGGCACGAAGAAATAATATTTTGTTATCTCTTATCGTGCGGCCTGCCGGATGCTCACGCCTTTGTTTGAATCTATCAACAATGAATCTTCCCTCTGACTTTATGATTTTCTCACCCTCGGCGATCTCATCCAGGCATGAACAGGCCTGACGTAATCTTTCCAAGTCATGGCTCTCACTCAGGTCATATTCTGTTAAAACTTTTGTCCAGAACTTCCGTCCCGATGCCTGAAGTCCTGCCGGTGGTTTTGGGATCTTCATATTCTCACCATCCAAAATTTTTGTTCAACCGGGGAGAGCCTCACAAAAGCCGAAGTCACCACTCGGTTATTAAACATGCCTACCTGGAGAATGGGACCGGCTATGGGGGGTCTCATAGAGCCAATCCACAGTGATATGCTAATTGTCATAACTTTCATTGCTCCTTCAGTCCTTCCTTTTTCATTGCAATGTCTCGCTCAGTTTGGAGCCATGCTTGCTGCATCAAAATTAATGTTTTGAGTGCTCTCATCTGATCTTGAACCTCTTGCAACAACTTCAAATATTCTTTCTCGAAGATATCGCTGGTACTGTGATTCTGAGAAAGAAGAGTCAAGTCATTGAGCCTTTCAATGAACAGTGCATTCATGATTCGTTCTCCTTTTTAGTTGTCATATCCGCCCAGCGAAGCATTCCAATCGAAGAAACTGTTAAGCCGCTTTACTAAAGGATTCTCACGGTTTCTCGGCCAGGGAAGGTCCATAGCGTCATGAACAAAACAATTAAGGATTTCCAAGTCATCCTGCGATAGGTCTTCCCATGTCTTACAGTCAGAATGAGACATACGGAATACTTCAGCTTTTTCTAAGAAATCTAAAGTTGGTTTCATCCGTCTGTCCAACTCGGCTTTTGATATCTTCATGCTTCCTCTCCTCGTGTTACATTATTTAATATTGTGATACTCATCATTGTGGTTTCCGACGATATGCTTTCATTGGAGCCTCATTCTCATTGAGTTCTATCAAGGTATGACCTTCGTCATAAGCAAGTTGCAGAAGTGTGTCCCACTGCCCTTGAGACATTGTAAAGATCACAGAAGGTACGCCATTCACTAACGCATCCATCGTATCTGATAATGAGACTTCATTAAGTATAGGTCTCTTCATCATTCATTCTCCGGTCAGACAGACGGGACAAGCCGGACACCCTTACGGGTGTTGTCCCGGATGTCCCGCTCCTTATGTCCAGGGACATGTCCCTCTAAAGTCCCGCCCTTGTCCTGTCCCGTTACCCAGTAGAAACCTTTATTAGAGTCAACCAGTCCGGCATTACGTAGAGCCGTAACTGAGCGCTGAAATGCCTTCTTTCGAGCTTCCTGAGAAGATGCTGAAATACCTGCTGTATATGCAGCGTCACGCCAGACATCAACATGTGCATATCCACCAAGGCCCACAAGCGATTCATAGGCGACCTTTAGAGCACCGTACAACGGTCTCTGGTTTGAAGTTCCTTCGACACGTTGCAGAATCAGTGAAGTTAGAGGACTTAAATCGTCAAGGTCGAACAAACCATCGATCTCGATTGTCTTAGTATCGAAAACCAATGGAGATGGCTCAACGAAATCTTTCGCTTTGGTGCATGTTAGTACAATCTGCTTATCGGAGTTCTTGGATACCTTGTATTCCCAGCCCATCGCAGCTCGCAGGGCCGATGCACCCCTTGCCCTATTTTTGTCAGCTAAACCAGTGTGATGAGCGCACGCCACGGTGCAGTTATAGCGAAGCCGAACTGTGTCTATCTCTGAAACGAATTGGGATACATCCGAAGTATAATTTTCATCACCTGTGAAGTTCCTAGCTATCGTGTCAATGACTATAAAGACAGGTTCACCATGTTCCTCAACAAGCTCGTCAATTGCATTTATAACCTCATCAAGACCTCCAGAACAATTGAACTGAGCAGCTCTGTTTGACACGAAAACTCGAAC